CTTAAGGCTGTAGAGGCTGGCACACTTCCACAGGAGGTACTCATGGAGTGCTTAAAGGTAACTGAGGTAGTAGTGCTAAAACTTACCGCTCCTAAGAAATCGAAGAAATGATAACGGTATGGCGGATGCCCGTAGTAGCTACCGTAGAGCAGGTAGTTAAGGATATTAAGCTCCAGCTCTACGGTACAGGGCTACTAAGGGAGGTAAAAGATACTGGATCGGATCTTATGTGCACCTGCCCATTTCATGGCGGAGGCAAGGAGCGTAACCCCTCTTGCGGTGTGAGTAAGTACGAGAAAACAGTAAGCGGAAAGCACTATGAGGCAGGTACGGTACACTGCTTTACCTGTGGTTATACAGCGGATCTCCCACAGTTTGTAGCGGATATGCTGGGGCTCAGTAATCCCCTAGCTGGCTATAAGTGGCTGGTAGGCAGGTATAACTACTCCACCAAAGAGAGGGAGCCTATGGAGCTTAACCTCTACAGAGGACAAGCCCAGAAAGGCTCCTCAATGGATGAGGAGCTGGTAGATAGGTACCATACCGCTCTACTCAATAGTGCGGAGGCTTGTGAGTACCTACATAAGAGAAAGCTCCCCTACTGGATCCTAGAGGCGTATAAGCTGGGCTTTGATCCAGAGGATAATACCGTACTTTTCCCTGTACGGGGAATGGATGGGAAAGTTGCTTTTTACAAGGGCAGGAGCATTGCAGGAAAGCACTTTTATAACGCTAAGGACATTGATAAGAGCTCTAAGATCTTTGGCTTATGGGAGCTCTGTAACGGGCGGTTTTCCAGCGGAGTGCCCACTCCAGATAGTGAGATCTGGATTACTGAGAGTGAGATAGATGCTCTTAGTATCGTAGCCTACGGGGGCTTAGCTATAGCCCTTATGGGCTCTCACATATCGGAGGAGCAATGTAGAGAGCTGGAGAGATCCCCTTTTAGGAGGTTTGTTCTGGCTACAGATAACGATGAGGCAGGGAGAAAAGGAGCCTCCCAGATAAAGCGTTTACTGATACCTAAAGGGTTTAGGTTTACTAATCTCCGATGGCACACAGACCTAAAAGACATTAACGACCTAGTAAAACAGTTTGGAGATGGCTGGAAAGATCATCTCACAGGATATTAAAGGACTACAACAGGACTACAACAGGAGGACATCATGATGACAGCAAGAGTATACAACAATGAGGATCTAGTTAGAAACTACAAGGAAAGCGGAAACGAGAGCTTTTTAGCGGAGATTATCAAGAATAATACCCCGTTGCTCAGACTATTGGTAGAGCCCTATCTGGCTACTATTCCCAATAGTGAGTACGAGGATCTCATAGCTGAGAGCTATATGCCGATGTTAAAGGCTATTGAGGATTTTGATGAGGCTAGAGGCTTAGCGTTTACCACTCTCCTTAAGGCGTATGTACGCCAGCATCTAAACCGCCTCTACAATGAGGCTACCAGAAAGAAGCGGTACACGGGCTCCACTCCCTCCTCTTATGAGGCTCTTACAGAGATTAACAAAGAGGGCGGATGTGAGCTGGATAGCACATTCACAGTAGAGTGTGAGGATGTACGGGATTTTGAGTTTTTTGATTTGCTTAGATCCCTCCGCCTCAACGAAAAGGAGCAGGTAGCAGTAACCATCCTTATGGAGGGAGGCTCTAAGGGAGCTGTAGCAAAGGCTCTTAATTGTACTCCAGCCACAGCTAACTATTATTTCAAGAGTATCAAAAAAAAGTTTGTTTTAGCAGGAGTTTCTTTCTAAATAAAACCGCTGTAACTGATTAAGTTAAGTATCAACACAAGGGAGGCGGATGTTTATTGATTAGAGCTGTTAGAACGCTGTTAGCTGTCATAAGAGGAGAGGCAGTAGTGCTCATTAAAAAGGATGAGCGTAATGCTGATGTAGTAGTTGGCAGATTGGTAAATAAGCGTTTTGCCATTAACTCAATGGCAGGGGCTATTAAAACTATGATGCTTTGAAACCCATAAATACATAATTTTAATAAAAGGACATAATAGGAGGACTTAAAAAATGGGCTTGCAGGATTTGTTAAACAAGTACGATAATGGAGGAGTTACTAAGGCTGGCTGGTTTCAGCTCAAGGATGACGGAGATACCGCTACGGTACGCCTCCTCCACAGAGGAGAGGTAGGCGTAGAGGAGGGCACACAGGAGCCTAAGTTTGACTTCCCTATCTATGAGGTACACAAGCTGGATGTAGATGGCTCTGGTAGAGATCGTACTGTACTGTGTAAGGGAGAGAGCTGTGAGCTCTGTAGAGCTGGTAATAAGCCTCAGCTTAGAATGTTCCTCCAGATGGTTAATCTGGATGAGAGAGATAAGGATAAGCAGGTACAGCTCTGGGAGCGTGGCTTGACGGATATCAAGAACATGATCGGCTTAGCTGGAGAGTACGGAGATCTTACCCAGCGTGATATTAAGATCAAGCGTAGCGGAGCTAAGGGCTCTCTTAAGACTACTTACCAGTTTTTCCCTAAGGATAAGAGTGAGCGTGATATCCCCTCTCCTCAAAATCTGGTAGGCTCCCTCATTTTGGATCTTAACCGTGAGGATCAAATTAAGGCTATTGAGGGCAGATTACAGCTTAAAAAGAGCGGAGATACTGAGGAGAGCTCTGGGGGCTCCAGTGCTAGCAGAGTTTTCTAAGTAAGCACGACTACTCAAGGGAGAGGCAAGTAAAACAGCCTCTCCCCTTTTTCGTAATAAGGAGGTAACGGAAATGGATCTTCATACAGCTACAGAAATATCGTATAACAATGGATATGTTAAGGGGTATGCCGATGGGCTAGCAGATAAGTGGATCTCTGTTAATGCACGGTTGCCAATGGAAAATACTTTGTGTATTTATTTTACGCCCTATGAGGGAGATATGGAGTGGGATATGGGCGTTGTCTGTTTTAGAGATGCGGAGCACTTTATGGAGATAACAGGTGGGGCAACACACTGGATGCCTGTGCCCTCATTGCCAAAAGGAAAATAAGAGCAGGAGGTAAAGGATGGCAAGGGAAAGTATTAAAATGGATATGAGCAGAGAGGCGGTAGGGATTGATGATATTAGCTCTAGGCTGGCTCATAGGAAAGTATGTAATATCGCAGTTAAGCGTAACCAGAATACCCTTATTAAGGGGCTGGAGGTTATTAGTGAGCTGGTAAAGAGCGGTAGGCTTAAGGCTGAGGGAGAGTATGAGGTTATCCGCACTCCAGAGAGGCTTAAGGAGTTTATGGAAACCTATGTAAACGGGTATGGGGAGTATGTACTGGATATAGAGAGTACTGGGCTAGATGTTTATAATGATATTCTGGTAGGTATCTGTCTGTATAACCCAGATCTCCCCAGTGCCTATGTACCGTTTAATCATACGGATCTCCATAATGTGAGAGTACCCGATCAAATGACGGAGGAGCAGGTAAAAGAGATCATGCTCCCCTATTTAGCTAATGAGAGCCTTAAGTGTATTAACCACAATATTAAGTTTGATGATAAAATGCTTACCTTTAACTGGGGGCAGAGGATCGCTAATGTATGGTGGGATACACAGATAGGAGCACAGCTCCTTAACGAGAATGAGCCCCACAGCCTTAAGCCCCTGTATAACAAGTATATCCTCAATGGGGAGGGCTCAGACGAAACCTTTAGTGATTTGTTTGAAGATATCCCCTGTAATTATATCCCTATTGAGATATTTGCTATTTACGGTGCTAATGACGGTTTCAAAACATGGGCTCTGTATCAATTCCAGAAACAATTTTTAAGAGAGGATCACGCTAGAGCAGACTTTAGAAAGCTCTATTATGTATTTAGAGAGGTGGAGATGCCTCTTATTGATGTGTGTATGGATATGGAGCTTAGGGGCGTGGCAATTCGTGAGGATTACGCTAAAGAGCTCTCTGTAGAGTTTAATGCGGAAATGGCGGAGAAAGAGGCTCTCTGTGATGCCTATGTAGCTAAGTTTGATAAGTTTATAGAGGAAAACGCTACACTTATGAGGCTCACAAAGGGCACTAAGAAAATCAACTATAATAGCCCTCAGCAGGTAGCTTGTTTGCTATATGATGTATTTCAGCTTAAGAGCGTATCCAGAAAAGAGCCTAGAGGTACTGGAGATAAGATCATTCAGCTCCATAGAAATAAGGCTAAAAAGG